AGCGTCAAAAGTGTCTGTGCCGTTGACTGTGGTGATGCGTACACGATCAAGAGTGCCAGAAAGTGCAACATATCCAGCAACCCCTCCAGTTGCCGCACCATCTGTTCTTCCCAAAGTACCTGAAGCTATCCAAGTATTACCAGAGATTTGCGTGAGAACAACAGTACCACCAACTACTGCGGCAGCAGTATTAAAAATTAATATACCAAATCCAGTAGTATAGTTTGCGCCAGTAAGGGTAGTGCTGTTACTACCAGAGCCTAAATATCCAGATGTTGTAAATGATCCAGAACCAATTTGAATAATTACATTTGATGATCCATTGGTACTTGTACCGTTAAACATCACCGTAATGCGTTTCACCCATGTAGGCAAACCTGTGAAATCAATAGACGTACCACTTGTAGAAGCTACAGCAGTGCCAGATTTTAATTGACCATAAGCGCCAGTGGACGAAACAAACAATTGAGTCGTGCCGCCGCTTTGTAGTTCTAGCGTTCCGCTGTTGTCAGCAGTCTGGGTTAAACCAGATGTTGTTGATGCGTTGATTATGACAGACATTATTTAGCCTCTTCAGCGGGTAATGTTTCAACAACTTCAGCAGCTTGAGCCGCCAAGGAAGCGTTGTACGCCTCTAACTCAGCACCTTCAAGTTCAACTTCAGTAACTTGACTAGTTGCAAGATCAACAATGATTTTTGTAGGCATGATGTTTACTCGTAAAGAATGTTAATAGAACCAGCGTCAAAGGTGTCTGTGCCGTTGACGGTTGTGATGCGAACTTGAGTAAGTGTGTCTGACAGTGTTTTTGCTCCACTAATGCTCATAAATCTTGAATCACCTGTGTTAGAAATACTCCCTTGACAAACCCAAATATTTGACGACAGCGTTGATAAAACAATCGCGCCGCTATACAAATTAGACGAAGACCCAACAGAACCACCATCAAAGCCAGCGGTGCTGTTTGCAGTATTAGCCGCCGCAGATGTGCTAGTTGTCAATGCGTTACTTGCGTACCCAGTAGTTTCAACCCCGCCGCTGTCGCCTATTTGAAAACGCAATGATGATGTTCCGCTCGTACTTACACCATTTAACATCACAGTGATGCGCCGCACACCAGCAGGAATGCTAGTAAAGTCAATGCTTGTTCCTGACGTAGACGCAACAGCCGTACCGCTAACCAAGATACCTACTGTGCCTGAGATAGTAGGCAACGTAAGCGTAGTCGTTCCCGCTACGGCTTGTTCTTGTAGCGTACAACTTCCGCTAGTGGAGCCTGTTAAAACAAGAGACATAAGTTTTCCTTAAAGAACAACCCAGCGGCTACCGCTAGGAAGAGTGACTGTAGCGCCACCAACAATGGTGATCGGGCCAACAGAACTCCCGTTAAAGTTTGTTGGAAACGTGTAGCTTGTGTTGACAGTCTTGCTGTTCAAGTTAAACACCGTGTCAGAACCGCCACCCGTTGCGCCACCACCTAATTGACCCCATGCGCCTGCGCTATAACCTTCATACTTAGTTGTTGTGCTGTTGTAACGAATGTCGCCATCCACAGGCGAAGCGGGGCGTTGGGCAGTTGTGCCTACGTTTAGCTTGATAGCGCCTGTGCCTGTGAAATCAACGCCTGCGTCAAACGTCACATCTTCTGTAAAGTCAGCAGTGCTTTCAAAAACAGCAACGCCAGTGACGTTTAGGGTTGTGAAAGTCGCAGAGTTTGGTGTGCCTGTACCAATAGCAGGAGGCGAAGCAAACGAGTTGGTGGTCAGCGGAATTGACACATAGTCAACCGTGTACAGCGTGACTTCAGCGGCTGTTTTGAGAATGTACTTAAAGCTAGTTGTCTCAGGCAACCACACGTTCGCCTGCCCATTAGAATCCAAGATAACAGGGTTGGTGTTGGTGGTCGTGCCTGTGTGGTCTACATAAGTAGCCAATGGCGTAGTTGTGCCAGCCGCATAAGTGTACAACTTGCCGCCAACAAGTGGCAAACCATCAGTCCCGAAGAACGGTAGCGTTGGTGGTGGTGATAGTGATGCCATTTTTAATCCGTGAGACATTATGGGGCAAGATAATTGACGGATGATGAAGCAGGGGCTAAGTTGTTTGGTTGTTTTAAGGCTTCTTCAAGTTGTTTAGTGTATTGTCTTTCACGCGCCCATTCCGCTGCTGTTTTTGTGCCAGGCACTTTTACTGGCAATTTCAACAATTTTTCCAAGCCGCGCAAAATAACACCGCCAGTGTTTGGATAGTTCACCGCACCTGGCTCTTTAACCATTACATCTTTAATGGTTTTTTGCAAATCAAGAAGTGTGTCTCTGCCAGTTTTGCCAAACATATAACTTAATTTGTCTTCTCGATCAAGTTGAGTAACAAAATTATTAAAATTGTTTAGCAAAATAGCATCAGTTTCGTCACCTTTTTTAAGCAACAAATCTTTCATGCGCTGTATGGTATAGCCTTGCAATTCTTTGTATGCTTGCTGTCCTTCTGGACCGCCTTTTTTAAGCAACTGCGTGACGGTTCTCATTTCTTCCAATGAACCATCAATTACAACATGGTTGTAAACGTCATCAAGAGCAACTCGGCGGTCTTTGTAACCAGCCTTAGTGCCTAGCAATTTATCAACACGGGATACGTCTTCAAACTCTTTAGCCAATTGTTTTCTAGCTTGACGAGCCTCTTGATACAATTTGCCGCCTGCACCATCACCAATTTGCGTAATTAAGTCTTTTAGTGGTTTAGCACTTGGAGAATCTTTGGCAGTTCCAACCACTTGGAAAATGTCTTCCAAATTACGAATTGAGATAGTTCCCGTTTTTTGCGGGTCATTCATGGCTAACAATTCAGCCACATCATTCAAAATTGGGTCTAACTTTTCACGGCGTGTAGTGCTTTTTGTTCCAATGTAATCAAGCAACGCTTGGTAAGGAACTTGCTCTAAAGTTTCGCCTGAATCATCTGCTTTCTTGTAAAGCGCTTTGTAATTGTCAAACTTTTTGGTGTATAGGTCGTTTACTGTTTTGTCAACAATATTACCAACTGCGCGAGGCGTTGTGCGATCAACTGTGCCGCCCACTTCTTCAGTCATGCGCTCAAATTGATTAAGGATGTCCTCTTTTTGACTAACCTTAAACCCGCGCATTTTTTCAGCTAACTCGGTTTTGGTGTCTTGAGAAATACCAGTCAATGCGCCTCTTTGAGCCTCAGATTCAAATTGTTGTTGAGCCAAGTTTTTAGAACGCTCACCAGCGGTTGCACGAATACCAAACTGTTCTAATCTTTGCTCACGCATTAAATCTTCAGTAGTTTTAGCAGCGCCCATACCTTGCATAACAGGGGCTTGCTGACGCTGAACAACTTTAGCCAAAGCATTAGCGGCTGGCGCAGTTGCTTGACGAGCCATTGCGTTTGTTTGTTGCATAGCTGGGACAGCCAAAGCGTTTAGGCTTGTGCCAGTTGCGCCAAGGGTTGGTGGCAATGCTGACAATGGCTGCAAGAATTCACCAACAGCACCTAAAGCCTCTCTAGCTGTTTGTGTGCGCGGTTGATATTGCACCGACTTCATGGCTTCTTGACCAGCACGAACGCCCTCTTGCGTTCCATATTTTCCACTAGCTAAAGAACCAACAACACCAACAATAGGGGAAATCAAACCACCGCCTAAAGTAGCGCCAAGCGCCAATGGAGTTTCGATCACGCCCATAATACGATCTTGCATTGATGGTTCTGTCTTTGCCACAGGAGTCATGCTCTTTGGCAAAGTGATCATCTTTTCGTTGTCAGGAATCAGCGCGGCAGGATTTAAAGCAACAGATTTAAAAAAGTCAGCCTTTGGCATATCTGCATAAAACTTTTCATGCAAAGAGTTAGCCAATGCCAAGTCTGGCATATCGTTATATTGAGGATATTTAGAGCGAAACTCAACAAGCGTAGCCATAATTACCTTCCTGGCAAGCCAAGTGGGTTGTCTGCTGTTGCACCAGCAAAACCACCAGAACCACCGCTTGGCAATCCTTTTAGAGCTTCTCTAGTTGCTTTAGGTGTGCGACCATAAGTGTTTTCTAAGTTTGTTGCGCTACGCTTTAGCATATCTTCAATGACTTGAATTTGCTCTTCAAAACCTTTTTTGGTCGTGAACTTTCCAGACCAAGAAGCAGGGTTTGTAAGTTGAGATTCAATAATTGACATATCAGGACCAGCCAACGCGCCAAGCGTGTACAAGTCTTTCACACCCATCAACAAAGATGTGTACTTAGCTTGCATCCTAGCTGTATCTGCACCAGATGGTAAGAACTTAGCACCCGTAGACAAATTCTTGCCAACTTCGTCTTTAAATTCTTTAAGAGAACCAGCCAATCCAGCCAATTGCATATCCGTGTCATTAAATTTAGCTGGCGCTTCTTTGCGCGCACCTTTTAATGGCATACCAGCTTGTGGCATTTGTGGTGTTGTAGTCGCCACAGGAGCAGCAGGCGCACGTTGATTTAACACGCTATTCATGCCTGGGATTACTTGCGAGTTTGCTGGCGTTAATCTATTAACATTTGCTGGCGTTGGGGCTAGATTGTTAGCAGGAACTTTTGGGCTTCCACCCATTGGAGCAGCGGCAGGTGCAACACCTCCACCCATAGGAGCCGCGCCACCCATTGTTATAGGAAATGCTTGTCCTGTAAGTTTGTTTATGCCAACAATAGTTCCGTCTTCTGCTTCTTTAAGTTCAAAACCAGGGTTGGCTTTTTCCCAAATAAATTTCTCACGCGCTAGTTGATCAGCAATGGTTGCAGTCTTTTTGAATTCTTGAACTTGTTGTTTATATGTTGGACTGTTGGGGTTTGTGTCTATAACAACAATCTTTCCATTTAAATCAAATTTTTCAGGCTTTGGCTGTACAAAGGTTAAGGCTTGGCGACCTTCTGGATTTGAAGTCACATACTGCGTGATAACTGCTTTACGTTTTGCAAGATCAGGCTCAGACAAGAGGCTTTGGCGAAAACGTGTAGTATCAACGCCTGTTGCGTCTAAACGATCAAAAGCCGCCGTTAAGCTAGAGTCAGAAGGGTCGCTTAAAACAGAAGTTAAACCAGTACCAAGCGCAGTCATTTGCTGATCACGCACTTTGCCTTGCAGTTCTTGACGCTTCAACTCATTTGTTTGTTGTTCAGTAAGTAACTTTTGGTAACCTAAACCAGTTTTGCCAAATTTGCTTAAACCTGAAACACCAGATGGTGTTGACAAATCTGCCCTACTTAAATAGTCAATTACGCCTTGCTCTTGCTCCATTTGCTGACGAGCCAACTGGTTTTGCAATTGCGAAGTTTGGAGTTGCTGAATTTGTGCGTATTCCTGCAATGGATTGCGCTGTTCAAACTGTGTTGGTCTGAACCCCATTGCAATGTTTGGGTCAACGAGTGCCATATTTATCCCTTAATAATCATAAACTGGGTTAGACCTGTTGCCTTGATTACGCAACGCTTGTTGCAGCAAGTTATTGGTTGCTTGGTTTTGGGTGTAGTTTAAATATTGGTTGAAGCCTTGGTTGGCAGCATTTGCCACACCCATGTATCCAGAAGCCGCTGCTTGACCAGCAGCGCCAATGGCTTGACCAGCATTGTTGGCATAATTTTGACCAGCCGCGCCAATTTGATTAACTGAACTTTGACCAACACCAGCCAATGATTGCAAAGGATTGAGGCGTGCGTTGCGCTCGGCTTGGTAACGGTTAAAAGCATTGGTGTATTCTTGCGAACCCATTTCTTGACCGTAACGGGTAGCGGCTCTTAAAGCATTACCAGAAATCAAGCCTCCACGCGCCGCCGCAGATTGTTCAAGTGCTTTTTGACCTTCTTTTAAACGAAAAGCATAACCTGGGTCTTGTTGAAACTGGTCCATCCCAAACGGGGTGTACTCAGAAGCCAATTCAAGTTTACCAAGGGCGCGTTCTCCCGCTTGGCGATAAGGCGCTTGCAATTCAATTTGTCGTTCAAATTGATTTTGCTGAAGTTGTGCGGCACGATTTGCGGCATCAGCTTGCGTTCTTGCTGCGCTAGTGGCTGCGCTGGCTCCCAACACCGAGCTACCAGCAAGAGCCGCAGGAATCAGGTAGTTGGACATACTAGCACCAGTAGCACTAGCAGCACCAGCACCAGCAGCATTAGCACCTCCAACAACTTGAGACGCAGGAACTGTAGCGCCTGATGAATTTACATACGCACCAATTTCAGGTGCGTAATAATACCCACCAGCTAACAAAGCTGCGGTTGTCCAGCCGCCTGGCACTACATCACGGACGGTGCGGTCAATGCCAGCGCCAAGATCACCAACAGCGTTAATTGCGCCTTGTCCAATATCACCAACTTTTTCTACTACCTTGCCCATGATGAATTCTCCAATCGAATTACGCCGTGATTACGACTGACTTCTTTAAAACCGAAACCCTTTGCCAATCGCAGTGACGGCTTATTGTCTTCATAAATTCTTACAACCATTGTATCGTGTAGCTTTGACATTTTGTTAAGAAAATTTATCCCATCTCCCCTAACGCTCCACTTACACCGCTTTTCAGGAACGACAAACAAATCAAACTCATTACCACTTGCCACAAAAGCGCCTCCATCAAAAGGCGTAATTTCTAAGTTCTCTTCCATCCATTTGCGCGTTTCTTGCGTTGCGTTAAACCCCATCCTGTCATGCAGGTAGGTTTTTATCACGTTCCAGACATCATCGGTTAATTTCATGGCTAATTAACCATTTCATATGATCTGGCTCACAGTTAGCACCACGCTAGGAGATGCTGGCTTGGCAGGAGATGTAGTAGCGGCAATGGTTGTTAGTTGAGCCGAGCCACTAACGGTTAGCCAGTACAACTCAAGATAGTCACCAGCGGCATATTCCTCAAAGAAATTGACTGTCAAAAGAGCCGCCCCGTCAACTGCACCTACTTTTTTGGGTACGGTTACTGTGCTAGAAGTATTGGCAGTATTTACGCCATTCTTACGCAACCAAACATAAACAGCATCTTCAGTCGCTGTGGCGTTTGTAAACTGCAAACTAGCCGTTACTGTTGTCAGACCTTCAGCGTTAAACACAATTCGAGATGTTGGGGTTCCTACTGTAGTGTTTCGTGTTACACCAGTTGTGTTAAACGTGATTGCGGTAGGCGTGTTTGCCGCCGCAGTCTGGTTGGTTGTGTCTGAAAAAGACCCAAATGGCAGGCTTATGAAATAGTTGTATAGGTTTGTAAAAAACCGATACCAAGAACGCTCCATAAGCTGACCAAGGGAATCCACCACAGGAACCCGTGAAGATGGAATTCTGGTGTTAGATGCGTCAAGCATTGGTAGGCGTTACATTAAGTTGTGCGCCCATGATTGTAATTTTCACAGGGTCTGTGCCTGACAATTCATATACACGGTCACGCAACTTTAGCGTCATGCCCATGCGTCTAGCAAATGCGCGGTTGTAATACTCGCCGATTCTGCCCATTGACATCCAATGTTCGTTAGACCAAGTATGACCACCATCATCAGACCAGCGCAACATCATCTGCGGGTCGCTACCTTGGCCTGTATCTATGCCAACACCAGCCTCACAATCAATCTGCAACGTGTGTTGAGATGTGCGCTTTAGGTCGTTAGTGCCTGTTGGTAACGCTCTCCAAGAACGAAGCCACCTTTGAATGTCACCGTTATCTGAGTAATCAGTTAGATCAAACGCATACAAGTTGCCGTTTGCGTAGTCACCCACAATGATTTCATTGTTGTAGACCACTTGGCAGTTGGAACGATGGCGGGTAAATTCGCTGTTTTCCCAACCCGCACGTTCATGCCATGCTTGTGTAGATGCGTCATAAACCCAAGTCGTGTTAGCGGTAGGGAAGATCAACACATAGAAAGCGTGTCCATCTTGTTGGTAAGTGTACGCCAACGCATCAGAAATATCTGTGTATTGTTGGATTTGCCATTCAACAGCATGGGTTGAAATGCGCTGACCTTTGTAGCCATTGTTACGGTAAACAATACCGCGACCACGGGCATCAGAACCTAACCAGAAAACAGAGTTATCTACCTTTGCCACAGAGTAAGGCGCGGCACAACCAATTTCATTAAACGCACCTTGGATTCTCTGCAAAGGAAAATCTGCGGTTCCTGCGTCATACCAAACCTCAGTTGAGTTAGTGCCAAACAACCAGATTTCTCGATGGTCTACGATCAAAGAAACCAAGTTGTCAGGGTCGCCCTCTGCGCTTGCAAAATCTAACGGGTCAACCGAAGTACCATCTAGCAACTGAGTTACCCAAAAACGAGAACTATTGGGTTCGTTGAACACAAAGTAACCATCAATATAACCAACAGTTACAGCGCCAGCAAAGTCAGGGTCGGTGATCTCAGCAAAGACTTCTGTGCTTGTGTTGTAGATAAACCCGTCTGGGTTGCAAGCAATAAAAATCTGAGTGCCGTTATCAGACATAGAAACAGGGCCAGTGCCTGTAACTGTTCCGATAGCCGTACCTTTTAAACGAGTCCGACCATACGTTTCAACTTTGTAAAACGTATCGCCCGACACGGCGTACATGATGTCGTTGACTTTCCACAAGCCACGAATTGGACCATCGCCAATTGATGATTTGCGCTTTAGGCCAGGACAACGCGACAAGAACGCAGGCTCTTTGCCCGCCTCTGGAACAATCTCTGGAAACAAATTAACCATGCGACTATCCGCAGCGTTAACGCTACGAGCCACATAGGAAGAACCAAGGATTGGGGAATCCATTAATAATTGCCACTGTAGATGTTAAAACGCTGACGAGTTGCCACAATTGCGTAAGGCATGGACATTACATCATCAGGGTTGTTGATGCGCTTCAGGTTGCGCTTAGATGTCATAGCAATGCGCTGAACTTGAGGGCTTGGCTCAAT